TTATGTTTTCCCGGCAGAATATTATCTCTCCAGGTGGCATCGTCAGCAATCTGACCGACCCACCAGAGAAAACTTGATCCTAAAAATCCTGGGTTAAATAAAGATCCTCCTTCCATTAATCCTCATATACCAGACATTCGGGTTCTGATGGGTTAGCATCACAATACAGTTCTAATGGTGACGGGTCATGATGATCACCTGCCTCAATTTCTTCCTTGTGATGTTCTACGTAATCTTCTAATTCATGTAGTTCTCCTTCAATGTGACGACGTTGATTGGGAGAAATCATTGGATTGTCAAGGATTTCTTTGTCCTTTGCGATATGAGTTTCGATATTTTCCATTGGTTATTTGCGTTTTTTTGGTTTCCTACCAAACGATTCTCTAACAAGGTTCATTTTCGTTAAAGATTTGTTTGTAGTAATTAAATGACATAGGTCTGATATAATATATAGCCCCCCTTGTTGACGGTCAACTGTGTCATTTTTATTATCTTTAATTTCAGGGGTATCAACAAAGATAGCATCACCTGCATGAAGTGAAAAGTCTGCAGGTATTGTAATTGTAATCTGCTGAGAGAACAACAGATTATATCTCATCATAGACTGATTATGTATCTTTGCAACCTCAAAGTTTTGATCTCCAGATTTTTCGATTTGTTGTTTTGAATCACCTGTTGGCATTGTGCCAGTATCTAACATATAATAAGTTGTTCTTGAAAAATCCTCGGTTGCATCTGGATTTTTAAATTTATCATTTAATTCTGGAAGGTTTTTTCCACCTTTTTTATACGCAGAACTTTGCTCAAAATCTTTTGCCTTAAATTTTGATACTTCATAGTACGTCGTAAAGGGATCGAACGTGACTATTCTATTACTATAAGCACCTATTTTATTTTTTTGAACAGCATCAATCCTATTATCACTACTCATCGTAAGTGCTTTACCATCATACGATTCTGGCACTGTCGTCCCTCGCGAATCAGGTGTTTCATTGTATATAAAAGACTTTTTTGGTTCTTGATCTATAAGAGTGTCAATAGATTTAAAAAAGAATCCATTGTAAGTTTCAAAGAAAAAATATCCAGCACTCTCTCCTAACTTTTGTGTGGTGTCTGACACTGCTTGAGTAGAAAACTTATTCAACCAGAAAAAAGGATGTTTGTTGTTTGGAATTTTGTTACAAGAGTTTGTAGTTGTTTCTACATCCAATTTCTTTTTAGTTCCAAGACCTTTAAAGTTACCCTCAGTTAAAATACGATTTACAGAGTCAGATATTTTACCATCAAATCTACTAGTGAGATTGACTTTTGTATTCATTATATCTTCAGCAGATACAAGAGTCAATCCAACCATCTCCTTCCTAGTATCCTCAGATATTGGAGTTGATTTTTTTACATATAACTCATTGTTTTTCTTTGTACTAAAATCAAGAATATTTTTGTTATTATCCTCAATCTTTAAAGAAACCATCTCCTCACCAACAATTGGAAGACCTGATCTAGCAGTCTTTCCATCAATAGTATCACCAGAGTCAGAGTACATCACAGTTGCTTTGACAGTATTATCCATGATACTCTCATAATATCTCAACTCAATAAATCCAAGCAAAAGACTTACACTTTTACCATCTTTATTTGAAGCAATTGTCAAATCTTTTATGAAACTTGCTTCTGCTGCTTTTCCTACGTTTACTGTCATTTGATATTACCTCTACACTATTTAACCTTGGAACTCAAGGAATTCAAACGGATCATCAGAACTTGTGGCAGATACTGACCCCATCATGGCAGGTTCGGGTTGCTGATAATTAGATTGTTGTTGGGGCATTGGAATTGGAATGTTCATCATTTGCTCTCCTCCCTCATATGAAGCGCGTCTTTGAATCGATTTCATATTATATTTTCCTCCAACATATCCACCACCCTCAAATTCGACGTGGAAGTGATCATGATGACCTCCATCTGGTCCCATCGTATCATTTTTTCTTGGAGAAAAACTTTCTCCTGGTCCATGAATAACTTGAGGAATAACTGGTTCTTTATTTAAACCATATTTCTTGAGATAGTTGTTAATGAATGGCCATAGGTTTTTCTGATCATCATTATAACCATTAGAAGTAGCACTATTTGCGCCAAGATCAACTGCGACACCTCTGTAATGTCCCGTGCCCGCATGACTTGCAACCACACCACCATGATCGGGATGTTCCATACCACCATGTGGTGCTCCTGGAGGATCACCATAGTCACCCTTACCACCCTCACCTGCACCCATTTTTTTAAGATAGAATCCAAGTCCTGATGCATAAATTTGTGGACTTGAACCTTTTGATGCAATTTGTGGGAAGTCTTTGAGTATACGCTGTGCTGCCTCAGATGCATCACCCTGCTCCTCTGGAGTTATAGACGATGCTGTCGTAGTAGCAGGTTTTGCCGACGCTGTAGGTGCCACAGAACCATCAGTAGACGTGGATGCAATCTGACCAGGTGATTTTTGTTCTACATCTTTTCCTTGGAATTTTGCGACAATAGTGCCAAGGTCAGGTAGTTTAGATGCCATCGAATCTAAGTTAGATTTTAGACCTCCCAGTCCTAACTTCTTAATCGCTGTCTCTTCACCCTCCTGAATCAGGGGAACAAAATCTCTCGCAAACATATATGCATCAATACCCATGGATATACCAGGACCAGGTATAAAACTAAACAATCCTGAGATGTCAAATCCAGCAGACATCAATTCAAGTAAAGCACCGAAGGTATCACCACCTGCAAGTCTATCATATGCAAATAGTAAATTAAATAATCCACCTACAATTGGTAATGCTTTAGCACCAACTTTCTTAAAGAGTCCGGCAGCATCACCAATACCATTTACTCCTTTCTTTTTTAAAACTTGTAAGACATTATCAAATCCTGGTATTTTCTTTAAATTATCCATCACAGCATTACCAAGACTCCTCGCTTTTTTAACAACTGGATCAAGGAAAGGTCTTAAAGGATCAATAATTTTTTGAACGATAGCATTCTGTGCAGACTTTGCCATGTTTCCAATGGCACCTTTCACACTTTCCATGGCAGATCCAAACTTTCCTTTCAGGGTATTACCAAGACCAGCAACTCTATCAAATGCTGCTCTGGCACCCTTTGAAACATTTTGATATTGTTCACCAAGGAAGTTTCCAAGTTTACCAAGGTTGCCACCAGAAATTTTATTGAGTCCTCCACCAATTGCCTTAAGACCACTTTTGCCTATATCAACAGCAGACTGTCCTGCTTTTGCAAGACCCTCACCTGCTTTTTGAAAACCTTCTCCAATTCTACCAAAGAAACCTTTAGGTTTTGGTTTTGGTTTTACCTTTTTTGCTTGCTTCAGCGCATCAGTAGCACCGGCACCACCCTGTCTTGCCTTATTATATGCTTTGATCTGGTCATCATCCAGACCCATCTTTTTCAGTTTTTTATCAGCCGCAGAGGGAGGTTTAGGTCTTGTTTTAGATTTTGGTTTGACTTTTGGATCTTTCTGCGGTATAGCACCAGCAAGAAGAGAGATCGCAAGACCAACTGAGAAGACAGTATTTAATACTTTATTAAGAGTGCCAGCAAGATTATCAAACTGCTCTTGTGCTCCCTCACCAAAGTTATCACCTACAGATTTTCTAAACCCATCATAAAAATCGTATGCTTTATCAATGAAGGTGACTAAACCATCTAATATCTTACCACCTACATTTAATACAAAGTCTCCTATCTTACCAAGCACTGGCAAGATGCCACTTTTTGCAAGAGTATCTGCAAAATCAATAAGTTTCATCACCAACATGCCCATCAGCACAGTGCCAATGAACTTAAAGATACCATCAAGTAAACCCGTCTTGGGCATCTTCAAACCCTTTAGATTCTTGGGTTTTTTATCAATCTTTGGTTTTTCTAATTTTGTTTCTTGGTCTGCTTTTCTCTCATCACTTTCTTGTTTCTTTCTTTTTTTAATTTCCTCTCTTTTTGCAGCAAGAGTTCCTTTGTAAAACTCATCAATCTGTTTGACGTTTGCTCTTATAGTTTCAAGTATACCAACAATTCCAGAACCTGTTCCTGTTTTTATCTCAGGTGATTTTTTTACTGGAACAAGTGCTGAAGATGGAACAGAAACCACCTTTGATTTAATTATTGCGCCACCGCCGCCGCCACCAGACCCACCTCCAGGTGCTATCATTTCTGGTTTTATTTTTTTCTTTCCTCCACTAATTGCTTTTTTAGCAGCACCCTTAACTAAACTACCTCCAACTGCTCTTGCTAGTAATGGTAATGCCATTATCTAACCACTCCTAGAATTTTAGATTTGTTAGGATCACCAAATCCAGCATCAAAATTAGGGAGATCCGATCCAGATGAATCACTAGAACCTTTACTACCCGATGAGGGTGTAGGAATCAAATTGATTTGTGGTTGCATCGGCATTGGTGGTCCAACCTGCGGAGTTTCTTTTGATCTCATTCCTATCTTAGCTGGAGTTGAATTACTATCAGTTTTAGCTACCAATTGATCAAGTTTTCCAGGACCACCAAGATTATTGACTGTATCAGCAGGCAACATATACTCGCCAGGTTGTGCCTTAATCAACTGTCGGTCAGCAGTAGCACCCTTTACATTTTGACCTGATGATTCTTTTACTTCACCACTACTTCTCTTCATGTCTGCCAGGACTGCTTCCCTCATTTCAGGAGGTAGAGCCATGACCCTCTTCATGTTTTCTTCTTGACTGTTGCTGTCTACAACAGTTCCACCCATTGATTTAACAAAAGATTTGGGATCATTTATAGCACCCTGTGCTTTATCAAACATCCCACCAAACATACTCTTTGCTCCTGAGAGCATATGGTTCAATACACCTTTAGCACCACCTTCTTTTGCTGCGCCAAGCATACCTTGAACTTTATTAAATTGATTTGCAGATATTTTTTTACCATTTTTAGAGTACTGCATAGCAGCAGGTTTAGCATCACCTGCTCTTTGAGCGTCCATTCTTTCAAGGATTACTCTAGTTGCAGGAGGTAAATTCTCTCTACCTACCACTTTACCAGTTGGTTTTGGCATGGACTTGGGCGCAGCTGCTCCAGATGGAGATGAAGTAGAGTATATTTTTCCAAGTTTTTGTTTTAATTTTGCTTTGTATGCACCTTGCCCATGTTTCGCGTCATATGTGGTAATTCTTTTTGGATCTGTTGACTTCATTAAGTCATTTAATCTACTGTTAGCAGTATCATCTGGATTTAGGTCTTCATTTGGTCCTGGGGTTCTTACATGATCTGATTTTTCTTTAGTGTGTCCGTAAGGTCTTGGTTCTCCATCAACACCCATCATGCCACCACCAGCAGCATAAGTTATTCCGTCCATTCTCTGAGGGAGATTAGTGCCACCACCAGCAGCGTTCATAGAACCAAGCATTCCAGATCCATACTTCTGCACCGCACCAGCACTCATTACAAACTCACCATTGGTAAGCATTGCGGGAACTTTGTCTATACCATTTTTACCTATAACTTTACCACCACCATTCATCTCTTTAGGTTCTGGTGGAGAATCTTTCTTTTGTTTAGGTGCTGTATCATCTTTTGTAAGATCTACATCATCCTCACCACCATCCATCATCCTACCAGCTAAACCAGCAGCACCAACTGCTACTCCAGCTATTCTTCCCATAGGAGACTTTAAAAATCTCAATAAACCAGGAAGCAATCCAAGAAGTTTCGGTACAAACTTAAATGCAATACCTACGATGGATTTAAGAAGTCCTCCTAAACCTGTACCAAATAAAAGAATTGCGGTAACCATCGTTGGCCACCAATCTTTAAAAAATCTAAGAAGGCTTTGAAGTTTCTTTTGATTTTCTGGGTCTCCTAACCAATCAAGGATACCCATCAAAACTTTACCAAGTAAAATTGTTTTAATGAAATTAAACAACATATCAAGAGGTCCCTTGACTGGTTGTATCAATTTACTTCCTAGATTTTTAAGTCCTTCAAATCTTTTTTTCTCTAATTTGTTTTCTGCGCCAGTTCTTTTTTTTCTTTCTCCACCCTTTCTCTCATCTTCAGATAATTTTTTAGATATATTATTACTTGCCTTAAGGGAATAAAGAATAGATTTGACAGACTCAGATATGTCAGTCAAAATTTTAATGATTGACTCTTGCTCAGGTCCAGTCTCTTCTGCCACTTGGGGTTCAGCGGTGCCTGGTAAGAGTTTTTGAGGATCAATATTTGCTGTATTTCCAGTTAGTTTCGGTGTAGACTTTAAAGAACTAGCAGATATCTTTGTCGTCTTTGCTTTAAAGTTTGGATCTGCTGCCTTTCTAGACTTTCTTACTTTTACAACTTCATCTAAAAGAACCGAAGATCTTTCATCCCCACCACCTTTTGTTTTGACTAAAATTATTGCAATCGCTTCTTTTAGGGCACTAAGATAATCCTCCTCCTCTGACAAATTGTCAAGATCTATACCTAATTCTTTAAGTATATCAATAGGATCAAGGGTTTTAGATGCCATTACCTGTTAGCGTTCGCTTGTTGTTGTTTTAACTTTTCATCCTCAAGATGTTGTTGAAGCAAACCAACATAGATGTCTCGTTCCCATGGAATGAGATTCTCAATCTCCGTCAATGAGTATTTATGATACTGCATCAGGGAAAAGTTAAGACGGTAGTAACCCTCCAAACTCATATGAGAGAGGGCTACGCGAAAAAACTTGCTAATCCCTCAAGCACCACCTCACTCTCAACTTTGGTTTTTGGATTAGTAACCTTAATTGTATGAGATAGTTTAGGCATAGTTTCAAAGAATTTTTCAATGTCTTTAAACTGTGCCGAGTTCATCTGCTCAAGAAATTCCTTAATCTCTTTTTTTGTGCAATCCTCTGCTGCCCACACTTCATCCTCACTAAAAATATTACTAACACATGATGCAATCAAATTAAATGATTGATCCATGGAGTTTTCATCATTAAAATCAAAGTTATTTTTAATAAACTCATCAAGTGATGGATACTTCATTTCCATCATCAAGGTATCATCGAGTTTAATTTTATTGGAGTGTTCGTCACTCTTTTGAACTTGGATGTCATCCAAGTCAATAGTTACAGGAACTTGAGTTGCCTCATCATCTGGACAAATTACATTTACCTCAATTTCCTCTCCCACAGACTTACCACGAATATTGAGAAACAGATATTCAATATCAAAAGTAGGGAGTGCCTCTACTTTGATACCCTTCGTCAGGATACAGTTTTTGATTACAGTCTTGATTGCATTTGTAATCTGTTTATTATCTTCACTCTCTAGAGCAATGACCAAAACTTTCTCTTCTTTAACAAGAAAGGGTCTATAATTAATCTCTTGTCCTGTAGATGGCAACTCAAGTGCGTAAGTTGGAGCAGCAATTTTTGGTAAAGGCATAATATCCTATAGTTCTTTCAGTATGATTATTTATTGTGGTTTTTTAAATTTATATTTCCCCGCGAGCAAACGCTTGAAGTTCTGCTGCATATGATTTAGTGACCTGATCACCCACTTTTCCTCTTTTAATAACATCATCATCTGAATTGAGAAGAGATGAATTAGATTGTTGTTCACTTTGTTTTTTCAAAGCGGGAGTGGTTTTTGATCCTGGTGATTGTTGAGAGTCAGTAGGAGTTCCAATCTCATTCACAACATATCTTAAGTAACTGAACGAAACAGTACATTTTAAAAGTGATGATGAATCATATGAGACTGGCATTGATGAAATTGTAAATGGATATGCATTCACAAATGTATATTCGATATTATTTGCGTGGTCTCTCTCAAATTTTCTAACTTTTAATCCAGACGATGATACATATTCATCACTATATCTTACACGATATGAATAATCTTGACTAATAGGATCAGCACTATCAACCCCATCTTGCAACATAATAGCATCAATCCACTTTTCAAAGAAGCGAATAGTCATATATTTTTCAGCATCAACAAAAAATTCTAAGTCAATTCTATCATCATAAACTCTTCTATACGCATGTCTCTGAGTGACACCATGAAAAGTATTGTTGAGTTCAAGGGTCGCAAGATTTGAACCAGGCAAACTCGCATTAGAACAACGAAGATTAAGATTATCTTGTCCTTGACCGATAAAAGCACTTAATCCTAAATCACCTTGAGGGAAAGGAATTTCCACCTCAAAGAATGAAGTTAGAGCGGGTCTTAGTAGACTCTCTTTTATTTTTGATACTGACCTTATCTTAGGCATTTATAAATAATTTTTACCTTATATATTATGTATGCCGGAAAGTATCAAAAGTAAATACAAACCTTCATACCCTAGAAAATATAAGGGTAATCCAAACAATATTATATGTCGTAGT